CTAAAGTAATTGTATTACTTTCTTCATCACCTTCTTTTATATTGCCTATTATATCTTCGCCTGTTGTCAAACGAAATAGTCTCACATCTGCCATAATTTACCTCACTTGTTAATAATGTATTGTACTATAAAAAATCTTATTTGTCAATACTGGATGTTAATATGAATTTTCTTGAAGGGTCTACTGCAAGATTACATAACTTCATAAATTCTCTGTTAATTAATATTGGTGTCTTACCACCTCTGTCATCTAATGTAAATAAAAGATTTTTATATACTGTGTTTTGAAAATTTAAATCTAATCTTATTACTGGCCTAGTTTCTTTTCTATTTCTAAACCCACCTAAATTTATATCTTTCATTTCTATTAATTTAGATTTTATTTTTTTGCCGTTAAGAGACCACATAACGGTATTATTTTTTATATCGTAATCATCAGCATGTATTACAGATGTATCTGAACTATTACCTGTATCCATTTTGCCTATCAGTTTACCTAATATATCATGTTCAAAAGTTTCATGAACACCGCACAAAGAAGGACTTTTCCACCAATTTTTTTTGTCTTTATATGATTCTAATAAAGTTTTGACCACATTAATTTTTGTAGCTTGTTCTATACCTTTCGTGCCAGGTGAACTATTTACTTCTAATATATATGGTAAGTCTTTGTTAGTTTTGCCAGGTATAAAATCAACACCTACCCACGAACCACCTACTAATTTAGCAGCCCTTATACAAGCGTTATGTTCTATTTCACTTAATTTATATTCCATAATTTTTGCACCTTGTGAGTAGTTTGACCTAAAATCATTTTTTACTATCATTCTTTTCATACTGCCTATAACTTCATTGTTTAGTACCATAACTCTAACATCAAATTTAGTCTGAACATAAGACTGTAATATTAATGCAATATCTTCATCAAGTTTAAAAAGTAATTGTACCATACCTTCTAAACTTTTTTCTGATTCTACAAAAAGAACACCTACACCTTTTGTGCCTGAATTTGTTTTTAGTATTACAGGATAATCTGTATCTAATTTTTCAAAAGAAACTTTTGCACTATCAACATCAGGTATTAAAACTGTTGTAGGTGAAACTAAACCAGCGTCTGCTAGTCTTAATGAGGTCATGTATTTATCTGCACATAACTCCATACATGCTCTTGTATTTACACATGTAATACCTGCTCGTTCTACTTGTGTTAATAAATCTTTCCATACATCCTTTTTATTAACACCACCTCTAACAATAAATATTGTATCTTCTGAAGATATAGGAAACCCTTTATCATCATCTGAGTTATGAATTGTGCGAACATTGTTCTCGAATGTTAGATATGCACCGTCAATAAAACATACATAACATTCTAGACCTAATTTTTTTGCTTCTTCTTCAACTCTTTGTGATGTTTTAAATACTTTTGTATTTTCATCATTCTCAGGTTTTCTAGTTAGAACTACAATTTTGTATTTTTCATGGCTAGATTCTGATAAAAATTCGTTAAAACTAGGTACTTTCATCTTCTACTTTTTTGCCTATGTTATATTTTGCCGATAGTGTCCACTCGTTCTTTTCTTTGAAAGGTAAAACCTTTATCTGACTTAGAGGTGCCTTGTTTTCAGATTCCTCTTTTTTAGTTATATCAATTAAGTTCCAATCTTGTAGCAATATCGCAATTGTATTTCTTCTTTGTATATCATTCTCTGATAATGTTGCTGTCTTGCCGTCTAATGCAAATAACTCTTTGAAATGTACAATATAATATTTACCTTGTTTATGTAAAATATGACATGACTGATATAGTGTTTTGTCTTTGCGACTTGCAACACCTATTCTAGTTAGTGTCTCTCTAACTTTTAGAAAATCATCAGGTTGTTTTATTGTTACTTCGAGCATGTTATCTGGATTCCATTCTATCTCATCATTCATTTTCTCTTTCTCCCACCCTTGTCAATAGATAATTTAATTAATTCAATCTGCTCTTTAGTTAGTATTGATAAGGCCTCTCTTGCCTTTTCGTTGCTATAATCATAATATTCTTTGACATACTCTATGTCTTTTAAAACATTTTGTTTTAGCCACTTACCACCAAATCGTTTCTTTTTCCTTATACTATTTATGAAAAAATTAAATTGAACATCTTTATCTAAGAAGTGGTACCCATTCATCTCATTTGCCTGTGCAATACAATCATAAAACATAGACAAACATTTATTGATAACAAAGGGTGGATATTTCTTTGTCCACTCTGTATCATCAGTATCTAATAGTTTTTCTTTAGAGAAATTGATAGCGTTTAAATAATCTTTTAACTCATACATTATTTAAACTTACATCCTGCCATAATCTCTGTTAGACAAGCGACCATATTAATCTCTTGGTCAGCGACAAAGGCTGCCTTGTATTGATAACCTGCGATTATTAATATTGCTTGTGGTATAGAGTTTGGCGACAACGATTTATAAAGCACATCATAGATACTTCTAAACAAGAACGCTGGTTCTTTATCTAGATTTTGTACGACCCACTTTCTCATATCGTTAAATCTTTTTTCTTTTAGTGATGATATCAATTCTTTATGACTGACTTCAGACATAGAGAACAATATGCCACTATCTATTTTACCTCTTACAGAATATCTTTGTAATTCATTTATTGTCCTTCTAAAATCAGGATAATGTTTTTGAATTAATTCTGCAAGTATTTTCTTATCAAAAGGCACTTCTTCATCTTCTAATATTTTAGAACATCTATCCATAAATGCTGTTGCTGTTTTTACTCTTTGACCATTTACGATTCTAAAGTCTACAACAGTACATCTACTGTGAAGTGGTTCGATAAGTTTTGCTTTGTAATTACATGTAAATATAAATCTACAATTTGCATGAAATGTTTCTAAGAAGTTTCTTAAAGCAGGTTGAACTGAATCGGCATTTGTATAATCTGCCTCATCTATGATTACTACTTTATGATTAGCGTCTTCAGTTAGAGATACAGTACTTGCAAAGTTTTTAATCTTTGTTCTTAGTGTATCAATCTGGCGACCTTCATCTGAACCATTAATGATTATGTAATCACAACCTAATTCTTCACACAATGCACGAGCAACTGTAGTCTTACCTGTACCTGCTGTGCCTGATAATAATAGATTAGGTATTTCGCCTTGTTTTAAAAACTCACTAAAAGTTTTCTTCGTATCTTCTGGTAAGATACAATCCTTAATCTTCTTAGGTCGATACTTCTCGACCCATAAAAAGTCTGACATAATATAAACCTCAATTTAGTTAAAATTAAAATGTTGAATCTGGTTCTAGTGCAATCCAGTATTTAACTGGTCTAGTACGATTCACAAAATGACTGATTTTCTGTGATGATATTGCAACATCATAATCATCAGTAATCATTTTAAAATTTTCTGCCTTGAAGTATCCGGTAAACACTTTATCAGATTCACAAATGTCCACAGAATAAGTGTTAGAAGATTTGTTCTTCTTATCAGTAGCAATCATTTTAATTGATGTGCCATCACCTACAACTGCAACATCAGGTAGACCTAATGTGTTAATACCTTTCATAACTTTTTCAAACATATCTTTTGTAAATGTAAAAGATACAAAAGTGTCTGGCATAGTTATTGATTTTGTTGGTGCAACAATGACTGATTTATCAGCAAAAAAGTATTTGACTTTCTGTTTGCCTTCAACGACTTCTACATGTGATTCACCATCAAAGTTTAAAGATGGTTTTGAAAACATATCAATTGTTCTCAAAAACTCTGGTAAATCATATATAGCAAACTCTTGTGGCATATCATCAGATATCTCTGCTTCTGCTAATATATTTTTCATTGTTGATATTGTAGTTAAAGTTTTACCACTTTTAACTAGTATGTTTTGATTAATGTCGGAAAAGTTTTTTAAGACATTAATTGTATCACTTGATATTTGCATAATATATTCTCACTTGTTAATTATATAATGTGTTAATTATATATCAACCAGCACGAAATGTCAATGCTGGTTGATACTTAGTGTTTACTTAATTTTGATTACTTTAGGTTTCTTATCTTCAGGCACAACTCTTTCAAGTTCCACTTTAAGAAGACCATCTTTCAACACAGCGTCATTTACTACGACATCATCTGCAAGGGTAAATATTCTTTTAAATGCCCTTTTTGCAATGCCTTTATGAATGACATTATTGGCAAAGTCTTCTTTACCTAATTTCTTAGTAGTAGGTAAATCAGATGATTTAATTGTTAAAGTTTTATCTTCAACGATTACCTCAACTTCTGCCTTTGAATAACCAGCCAATGCAACTTCAACACAATGTGTATAATCACCTGTCTTGATTATGTTGTATGGTGGATAGTTTGGTTGTTGATGTTCTAACAATGTTTCAAAATGTTTGAATACATCATCATAACCTATTGTAAACGGATGTAATGAACTAAATACCGTCATAGTTTCCTCCTTTGTT